CCGAGATCTACACCTCTCTATTCGTCGGCAGCGTCAGATGTGTATAAGAGACAGGGTCTAAATTATATGATATTAAATAAAACTATTATGAAATAAGACAAGGTTTGATTGTGAAGTTATATAAAAAGATTATTTTTAATATAACTAACAGGTTATATGACAGTGTTTGTAGAATAAATATTTAAGTAAAGGTAGTAAAATATTATGTTAAAGAAAAAAATAATAAGTTTTTTAATGGCAGGAATATTTGTTTTATCTAGTGGATATAATTTGGTTTATGCATCTACTTTTGAAGAAAATGAATATAAACAAGAACTTGTTAATGAAAACGAATTTACTATTATTAATAGCAATGAAAATGAAATGATTGTGGATAAAAAAGGCAATAACACTTATGTTTCAACAAAAGTTACACCTGGTAGTTGGAAAAATGTTAAATATCTAGGTCAAAAATCACGCAAATTAAGTTCTCCTTATACAAGAGAAAGAATTATACAAACTATTCAATGGGGATTAGGTTATCTTTCTGGAGGGTCATCTTTTTTATTAGGTTTAGCTGAGAGTATTTATAGAGAAAAAGTATATGACATTACTAAATATGGAGGCGTATATACAAAAACATACTATAGGAGACAAATAACTGATATTAGAAACAGTCATGCTAATGTTCCTGTTCCATACAGATATGAATATGTTACATATTTTTATAGCTCATCTAACTTTAAAAAAGTTGTATATACTGAAAGAGTAGGAGATGGTATAAAACTAGCAAATAACTAGGAGGAAATATATGAATAATAAGAAAAAATCATTCTTGATTTCTGGCACTATAAACGTAATTTTATTAATCATTGTTTTTGCATTGTTTAGTTATAATATTATAGAAAATAGTACACGAAATATGATAATAACTGTAATTTTAATTTTTATTTTTGAAATTATAAAAATAAAGATACTAGAGAAATATTATAATCTATAAACAAGAAATATCTTTCCTAAGAGCATATTGTAAAGTATGCTGGTACAAATTTACATTACAAACTATCTATTCTGATGTAAAAATAAAATCAAAACTCCAATTAATTTACAAAAAGCATGGCAAATCTTTAACTCTAGTTTTACATTTATGCTATAATATTATTTATAGAGTAAACATAGGTGGAGGTATCAAAGATGGTAGTAGGTTATATGAGAGTTTCAACAGCAGAACAAAATGAAGATAGACAATTAGTTACAATGAAAAAGCATAATGTAGAAAAAATGTATCAGGAGAAAATAAGTGCCAAAGATACTAAAAGATCAAAACTAAACGCAATGTTAGATTTTGTAAGAGAAGGAGATACAATAATTGTACATGACTTTAGTAGACTTGCTAGAAGTACTAAAGACTTATTAGAAATAGTTGAGCTCTTAGAAAAGAAACATGTAAAGTTAATTAGTGATAAAGAAAATTTAGATACAAGTACACCTACAGGAAAACTTATGCTTACAATGCTTGGCGCAATATATGAATTTGAGAGAACAAACATGTTAGAAAGACAACGAGAAGGTATCTCTATAGCTAAAGAACAGGGTAAATATAAAGGACGTAAAGAAGTTAAGATAGACAACTTTGGTAGTTATTATGATAGATATAAAACTAGAGAACTTAATAAGACTCAATTGGCTAAAGAATTGGGAGTAAGTAGACCAACATTAGATAGATTAATAAAGAGCCATGAGAGTAACTAAGAAGAACAATATATATGCTTAAGTTAATTTTAGTGGGGCAAATTCATAGAATTATGCCCTTTAATTATGTTTAAAATAATTATAAATAACTGTTTTTCAGTATAGGGGGTATCCTTCTATTTCAAAAAAGTATTATTTATAGAAAATGAGTTCTAGAAATTTTCTAGCAAAAATTAAAAACCAGAGACATATTTCAAAGAGGGTGATTTTATTAGAAAAAAATTTGCATTGTTTATTTTATTAATTGTATTACTCACTGAACCTAAAAAAATAGAAGAATTAAGAGGAAGTAAATACGAGTGGATAATTTAGAAAGAAATATACAATTAATATTTAGTTATATGGCAAAGACCTTTATAAGAAATGGAGCAACTATAAGAGAAGCTGAAAAAGAAGCAAATGAGATTATAAAAACTAATTCAAGCAATCTTTGGGGAGTTAATGGCCTAGCTTATCAGCTTGGAAAAATAAATTTAGAATTTTTCTGTATGTATTTTATACAAGACACATATTTACCAAAAGAAGATAATGTTGCTGCTCCTATAGCTAAAGTTCATCATGAGTTATGGGAAGATATACAAGAGTCTATAATTGGAGATGGTTCACAGCAATTAGGAAGAATTTATCCAAGAGGAACAGGTAAAAGTGCATTTGGAGATTTAGCAACAACTGTATGGTCACATTGTTATAAACATAAGACATATACTTTGATTTGCTCTGATATAGGCTCTACAGCAGAAAAATTCGTAAAAGATATAAAAAATGCATTACTTGAAAATGAGTATATTAAAAAAGCATTTGGAGTTCTCTTAAATGATAATGATAGAAAATATATTTGCAATAGTACTCAATTAGAATTAACTAATAAAACCTTTATTGAAGCAATATCATCTTCATCACCAATGAGAGGAAAAAAATACAATAATAATCGTCCAGATCTTATCATACTTGATGATTATCAGTCAGAAGAAAATGTTAGAACAGAAGATGCTAGAGAGAAAAAATTTAAAAGATTTTCTGATGATGTAAAATATGCTGCTTAAAAACCAGTAATAAGAAATGGTAAGATTATAAAAAGAGGAACAACTTTTATAGCATTAGGAACCTTACAACATAAAGAATGTTTCTATAGTAGGCTAAAGAATTTACCAACTTGGAAATTTAAATGTGAAAAAGGAGTTTTAGTTGATAATGTAGATGAATTATTTAATTCTGGTTTATGGCTTAATTTCAAAGAGTTGTTATTTGATTTCAAAAACACAAATCATCTTGAAGATGCTAAAGAATTTTACTGGGAAAATGAAAAAGAAATTAAATTTCCTATATTATGGCCAAGTTTTTGGAATTGTTTAGACATGGCTTTAAGTTATTACGAAAACCCAACATCTTTTAAACAAGAGGTACAAAATGATGTAAATTCAATAGGTGAGAAATGGTTTAAAACAATCAGAACTTAATCTAGAGAATGTATAGAAACTCATACATTCAAAAAGACAATGTTATTATGTGACCCAGCATCTGCAGGTGGTTCTAAACATGACTATAGTGCTTTTCTTGTTGGAAGTGAATCAGAAAATGGTTTACTATGTGGCAGATTGTCAGAACTAGCCAAAATAAATGCTAGAACTGATTTTGATAAATATATATTGCATATGATTTATTTATTAAAAGTGTATCCAGATATAACACATGTTTATATAGAAAAAAATACATTTAATGGTACAGCCGCTAATCAATTAGAACTTAAAATAAAAAATGATGATGTTCTTTACTACAGAGATATAGAAATCATTAATGAGCACCAAAAGAAAAATAAAGATGATAAAATCTCTACTTTAATACCTGTTTTAAATAAAGGTCAAATGATTTTTGCAGAAGAGGATAAGGCATTTATACAGCAAATCCTTAATTTTACAGGACAAAAGTACTCTCTACATGATGATGCACCAGATATATCAGCAGAATTTATAAATAGGATTTTTAATATTAAAGTAAATGAAAGTATTACACTATTAGATAGAAGAAATTTAGGTCTTTGATTGTATGGAGGTGATGCATTAAATGGAAATAGATTTAAGTTTATTAAGAGAAATATATGAAGACTAGAGTTTAAAAAAGCAAGAATACAACACTATGTATAAGTATTATAAAGGTGAAACAGATGCTATTAGTAACTATAAAATGGTTACCAAGAGGTCTAATAATAAGATAAACACTAATTTCTTAAAAAAGTTTATTAATGAAGAGGTCGCTTATTCTCTTGCAAATAAAATCACCTATACAAGTAGATTAGGTGATGAGAAGATTATAAATGATTTAGAATACTATACTTGCCATTGGAGTAAAAAGCACGATTCAGATTTATTGAGATATACACTATTATTTGGATTTTGCTATGAACTTTACTATGTAAAAAACAATGAAATGAAAGTAAGAATAATAAAACCAACAGATGGCTGCCATTATGAAAATGAAGATGGAGAGACCATCTATTTTTTTAGAGAATTTAAAAAAGATTTTAAAGATGATATTTATATAGATGTATATGATAAAGAATACATATATCATTTTGATTCAAATTTTAAAGAGATAGAAAAACCTACAGTAAATAATATATTTAATGGTAATGTTCCAATATCAATTTGTAAAAGAAGTGAAGAACTAGGAAAAAATACAATATTCAATGATATAAAAGGATTACAAGATGCTTATGAAACTAATTTAAGTGATATAAGTAATGAAATTAGTGATTTTAGAAATGCTTATTTAACCTTCTCTGAATGTAATATTAAAGAAGATGATTTGCCAAGGATGAAAGAACTTGGAATACTTCAAGTTAATGGAGATGGAAAAATAGAATGGCTTATTAAAGACATGAATGATACATTTGTTCAAAATACACTATCTTCAATAAAAGAAAACATGTATGAAATTACATCTCATATAAATCACAATGAAAAAATGCAAAGTAATACATCAAGTTTAGCAGTTGTAGCAAGATTAATCAGTACAGAATGGATTTGTAGCCAAAATAATGATAGTATTGCAGATACTTTATTTAATAGGTACAAATTATTGTGCATTTGGCTTAATAAAAAATATGGTTTTGACTATGATTATAAAGATATTAAGGCTAAATTTACCCCTAAGATACCACATAATGATTTAGTTGTAGCAAATATATTAAGTCAACTTGGAGATAAATTATCTACTGAAACCGGATTATCTCAACCAAGTTTTATTGATAATCCTCACGCAGAAATGGAAAAGGCTAAAAAAGAACAGGAAATATTTCCTGAAGCATTCCATGTTTGGATTGTTGACCATGTTTTCCCATTATCATTGCTTTTCTGTAATCTAGCAATAATTGATGTGCTTGTAACATTTGATGCTCCTCTAACAAAGCATGTTACTTTAGCTGTACTTCCTGAAATACTTAAATTGCAAGTACCAGACTTAATATAAGACATTTTCACCATAGTATCATCTATATAGTTTACTGCTGAATATTGTTCAATATTCTTATCTTGATATTCATCAGCAAATGCAGGTATTGCAACTGCTGATGAACATACTAAAGCACACATACCACTTATAACTGTTTTTCTAAGATTCATAAAATCACCTCTTCATTTGTTTTCTATTTATATAACTTATATAACGAATGAAGAAGTGATTTTTGGACACTAATGATAATTTTTTTTATTATAATTTTAAATTATACATTTTCTTTATAATAGAATGTCTTTAACTATAATAGTTATGAATATCTGTAAATAATATGTATTGTGACTATCCCCCAATAAATTCATGATTTTTATTTTACTTATAATATTAAATTGTAAACATCTGAACTAGACCAGATTTTACTACTAAGACTCCGCCTCCTGTTGTACCTGTACCTTTCAATATAGCTTTATAATCCCCTTTTTTAAGATATTTAACATCTATTTGTCCAGATATAGTTGAAGATCCTCCACCACTTATTGGATATGATGCTACAAGCATATTTTTTGAATTTCTAATCTCAACAGTTCCTGAAAATAGTATAACTATTCCTTTTGAAGATGTTATCCTCCAATTAAGATGTTTACTTGACATATAACCTATATATGCAGTTCCTCCACTACCATGTGTAGATGCTTTTTCATTACTTTGAAACACTAATGGCGCCTCAGCATAAATTGAATCATTTTCAGCTTTTTCATTAGCAAATACTAAAGTTGATGGTAATATAACTAAACTTAAAGTAAGTAATAACGCAAATAATCTTTTCATGTGTATTCCCCCAGTTTTAAATTAATTTTCGAATATCAAAGGTTTATCGCTTTCCCTCGATTTAATGACAACATCATAATTATGTTTAGCAATATCAATTGCACTTAAAAAAGGTGCAAGTACACTTTCAATAAGAGACATTTCTTCATACAGTATATATCCTTTTCCTGCATAGAAATTAGTTAATTTCTCAATATTTATTTTGCATAGAATAGATATTGTTTCTAACGAGAATTTATAATCGTCTATAAGAAAACTTAAATCTTCCATAAATTTTTCTAGAACTTCGTTGTCTCTATACAATTTATTACTTTTACATAAATATAAATCTGATTTCATTTTTTACACCTCAATTTTAAAGTTTTATTCCTATTGCAAGCATGTTATAACTATAATGTATTAATTTTTCCTATAACAATATTTTTAACGCTCAGGTAAATGTAGATTTTAAAACCATAAAAATCACCTCACATTTTCATATATACTTGTATAACGAATGAAGAGGCTACCCTTGGACACTTAAAAAAATTATTTTATACTTTTCGCTATTTTTATCAAAATATCTTCATAAAATTCAGATTCTCCACTATTTTGATAATCTACATTTAATAAATATATAAAGTTGTTGTCATTCCAAAATAACTGTAAGAAAGTTCCTTTTATTATATATTTTGCTTTATGCCCATTTACAAATATATCTTTAACTTTTGCATTTTCTGTATCTAATATAATAGAATTTGAACTAATTTTATCTGTTACATATTGTATCTCAATATTTTCATCATTTCTATATGTAATAACAAAATCATCAACTCTATCAACTTCTTTAAATCCTTTTGGTATATACTCAGGTTCTTTATTTTTTAAACTAAGATTATCTTCTCCATTAGTTGAAAAAACAAATGAAGTTAAGTCTTCATATACTCTTATTACTAATCTAAAGAAACGTGAACGCAATGCCTCACTACTCATAGTAATAGTAAGTAAACTAGCTAAAACTATTAAAAATACAATAGCTGTTTGTTTTGAATAAAAAATGATTTTATTTGTAAGACTACTTCTTTTTTGTTGCTTAATGAGTTTTTTCATTTTTCGCTCAAAACCTTTTGAAAAAACATGATTTAATTCATCATCTGAAGGAAGGTCATCAATAATAATTTTTGTCGCTATTGGGATACTTTCTCTAAGCATATCATCCGTAATATCAAAATCATCTTTTTTATTACTCAATATTTCCAACCTCCATTTCTTCTAATATTTCTTTTAATTTTTTTCTAGCACGCTGAATTCTCTTATATACATTTTCCTCCCCTAAATTTAATGCATTTGCTATTTCTTTATTTGAAAAACCATACTGGAACTTTAAGGAAAGCACTTGAAAGTAACTTTCATTAAGTTTTGCAAGTGCTATAGCTAAATTACTTTCACATACTTTATCTTCTATAGAAAAATTTATCTCCCTGTTTTTATACTCTTCTTCAATATCAGATACCTTTTCTCTTTTTCTCTTTCTGTAAAAGTCTATAGCAATCCTTTCTACTATTATAACGATAAAAGCCTTCGTTATTGGACTGTCTACCTCATCAATTTTATCTATATTTTTAATTATTCTTAAAAAAGCATTATGTACTGCATCTTCTGATAAATGATCATCCTTTAATATTTTATTGGCTACATAAAACATTATTTGTCTATACTTTTCATATACCTTTTCAAACTTTATTTTATCTTCTTCGAGTTCAAGTATAGCTAGATAAATTAACATTTAGAATTCCTCCAATATAAAAATTCTGAATTAATATTTTAAAGTTCAATTATAACATAAATATATAATTAACTCTACTTAAATAGAATATAACTATGCTTAACAAGCTTTTTAAAGATATCTAGTAAAAAGGCCCTTCAAATCCATTTTCGGGATTATAAGGGCCTTAACTCTACAAATAATTCTCAAAGTTAAATTTTTAAATTAATTATTTTCGTATATATCTAATTCCATAAAAATTAATCTTTTTTTGTTTTGATGTAATAGTATATAAACAAAAGTACATATGCTAAAGGTATTAAAAGCAATATTTTTAAATCAATATCAAATGTATTAGTATAAAATGATAATGCAAGTGATAATATCACAATTATCAGGTTTGGAATTGTTTTTAAAAAAACCTTATAAAGCCTTTTTTTCATATTATTCCTCCTAAAAAAGCATGTCTTTTAAGTTTGATAGAACCAATGATCATATCTATAAGTATATGTTACACCCTGAAAATTCCACTTATCCTCTATATATGATAAAACAATCCCATAATTAGTATTTATACCATCCATGTTAATTGTTATTATCTTTCCAATTGCCACTACATCAAGCTCTACCCAAATTTTTGGTAAAAAACCTCCAAAAGTAGATGCAAGATCTGTTCCAGCTTTTATTTTCTTTAATGTCTTTCCACTTACATAAATATATAAATAGTTTTTACCATTTTTAGTAAAAGTTCTGTATTTGTTATACCCATTTATATATTTCACACGAGAATTTTGATTTACTTTCTTAGCAGAATCATCCACTTCTTGATTGATTTTATCCAATTCCTTTTGAGTAAATTGACCTGTTTTAATTAAGATTTCATCAATCTTTTCATCTGAAAAAATTTTATCCTCAGGCCAGTAATTATGTAATTCCTCTACTTCTTTGTCAGACAACTCTATTTTCACATTATTATCTGATTCTGTTTTTTCCATTGCATTTGCTGTAACAGCAAGTGGTAAAGATATTATCACAGCTGCCATCACTGTTGATAAAAGGAGATTAATTCTTTTGATATTCATTTAAATCCCCCTAACTATAAGAAATTTAAGGTTTTAAAATTAACCCTTTACATATATAACATATTTAATTTTGTTTTTTGGACACAAGTTTTAAAAAATTTATATTTTTAAAACTTATGAAAATATAACAAAAGATACTTGATTTGAGAGAAGTGTTTTTAATATTATTATATTTCAAACTTAACGCAGTTAAGGTTTTGTAATTATTTATATTTGTTATTTATAAAATTAATTTTAATATAGTTCAGTTTTTAATTGACTTCATACAAAATAGAATATAACTTATACAAATAAGTGAGTCTGGAAATATTTATGTGTATTCTTTGAATAAAAATTTATTTTTTTAGTGAT